TTTGAACAGATGTATGATCACATCCTGACCGACAAGGGTCTTGAAATCTTTGAGAGAGATGCCGCTGGTATCAAACATGACTAAAGTCTTCTCTGGAAAACCCCCTGAGTTGGAAGCTGGTTTTCAACCTCACCTTGAAGCAGTATTCAAAGATAAGATAGAAGCAGAAAAATACGTCAGAACCTGGATGGACTTCTATCCAAAGATGGATGTAATATTCTGGACAGAAGAATAATCGTCACAACCCTGTTGATCTCATAGGTCAATGGGGTTATACTATGTGTATCGGAAAACAACTATGAACGGATCACTAGAACCTGAGGATCGTATCCTTGAAGAACCAACCATCACAGAACAACTCTCAAAGTTGATCGATACACTTGGTTGGCAAGTTGATGATGACGTTATAGTTGAGGTTGGTGGTACCGTTGTATCTGGTATTCATCAAGGTGAAAACTATAACAAGAAGTGGGCAACACCTTATGGTGTGCGTAAGTACAACAAAGATGCTTTTATTATTATCAGTAATAATTCTCGTAGAGATTTGACTAGATCTCAACCTATGGATAGGGAACACAAACCCCAACACCCATACACTCCCCCATCTCTAAATATTTCTGAAGAAAAGAAAACAAAATGAGTTTCCCATTCAATCATGTTGTACTTGAGGATCGTAAAGAAGTTTGGATCAAAGGTGGATACCCTGGATGTATGGCAGTACCAAGGTTGATGGAAAAGTTTTATCCTGGGTATGAGGCTAAGTTGGCTAAGAATGAATTCATTGAGAAACTCAAAAAAGATTATACTTTGAGGGCTACATTGGATGCCTGACCACAGTATTCGCCCCCTACTTGAACAGGTAGGGGGTTTTACTATTACAATATTGATGTTTCTAGTTCCTATCTTAATTTTACTATGACTTTCCTTGTATTCTCTAAAGATGGTTGTCCTTTCTGTACTAAGGTTGCACAGGTGCTTCAGCTAGCTGAAATGAAGCATGTCATATATAAACTTAACCAAGACTACACTCAACAAGAATTTTACAAAACATTTGGAAATGGTTCTACCTTCCCACAGGTTAGAGTATTCACTGAAGAGGAAGGTGAGAGAACCATTGGTGGTTGTAGTGAAACGGTTAAGTATCTACGAGAAAACAAACTGATCTAATGGACAATACCTGGGAACTTCTAAACATTGTTGAGAGAACAATCGATAGTGCATTCCAAGGCAAACAGATGCTCAACATGTATGAGTATTTGAAGTCTATCAAAGCAACCAAGAGAGATGCTACTGAGTTTATTGATAGTTCTGTAGCCAGAGAGATTCAACTTCTTGTTATGGATCTTGAGGATTATCTTGAAGGTGGTAATGATGAACAACACAAACAGCTAAGGGAAGGTTATGGTCATCTGGGTAAACCCGAAGCCAGAAAGATAAAAGATTATCTCTATTCTATACTAGAGGATGCATGGAAATATGAACAAGAAAAAAGACCAGGAAGAAGGAGGAAAGCTTCTAAATAACAAAACAAGTAACCTACCATCAGAGATAGATAGAGGTGTTGAGTTACTATTAAGAAATAAAAAGGGGAGGAAAGAACCAAAGACTTTACAGTTTAAACTTGGTAAGATGATCTCTCTATTCAAAAGAGAGTTTCATTTCAATATCGATTTTAGTTTCGATATAAAGAAGAAACCCTAGGAGGTTAAGATGTTAGCAGTTACTCTCACGTTTTCGGCATTGTTTTCAGTTATGTTCCTTGTGTTAGGAACAGTGCTTGGTTGGTTAGCTAAAGACTATGTTCTACAAAGAGACTCCAAATACATCCCACTACATCCAGAGATGTTTGATGAAAATGGACAAGTTATCCCTGATGAAGTACTAGCAGTAAGATTTGAGAATGATATACTTGACCCCGATGATCCTTTGAACTAACTCAATAAATACGATATACTGAAACGAGAAAGAAAATTACTATGGCTACATCAACAAAACTTCCACCTAATGCTTTTGTGCATGAGATTCTTGCACATGTATCTAAACAAAAAAGTGTTGCAAAGAAAGTAGAAGCACTACAAGAGTATCGTAATGATGCTCTTACTGCAGTCTTGATTTGGAACTTTGACGATACTGTTTATAGTCTTCTCCCTGAAGGTGAGGTTCCCTTTAACAAGAATGAAGTACCTGTAGGAACCGACCACACCTCCCTGAGGAGGGAATGGAAGAACCTCTACCACTTTATCAAGGGTGGTAACGACAAACTCTCCAAGACCCGTAGAGAGTCCATGTTCATTCAGATGTTGGAAGGTCTTCACCCAGAAGAGGCAGATGTCATTTGTCTGGTGAAGGATAAGAACCTAGGGACAAAGTACAAACTGACCAAAGACCACGTAGCTAAAGCCTTTCCTGATATAGTATGGGGAGGTAGATCGTAAATCCTATGAAAATCGTTCACGAAAACTGTGACCTTGAAAAGTGTAACAACATCAAGTTACCAAATACTGCCTATGTTGTGACTTACAAGGTCGATGGTGAAGAGTGTAATGACATTACCATCTCACAGAAACAGGTTGAGATCTTTGACCAGTATTATGACAAGTATAAGAAAGATCTAATTAAAATTGTTCAATCAAAAGGAACAGCAAATCCAAAACTATGGAAAGGAGTAGAGAAAGATGTCAAAGGGGTTTGATATAAACTTCGAAGGTCTCAATATGAGCCAAGAGGGTGTTCAAGAACTTGTCAAGAAGTACAAGAAAATCAAGAAGTATCAGAAGTCCTCACTCTTTGCAGTGAAGAGTATGGATGGTACAGAAGATATCGTTTCTAAGATGGTAGAGGAAGCCCGTGAAGGAGGATTCTAATCCTGTTGATGTCCTCAGGTTGATATCAGAACTTGAGGGTAGCTCACAAATGCTCAACCTATTGGAATGTTATGATGACAAAGAAACGATCGACGAAATCAAAAAGAGGTTTTACAGAATTTACTTCGACCTCAAACGATCCTTACGATAGACATAAGTATAGGATGAGGTTTGGTGATACGGATAAATCTATCATCTTTGATGACTATGAAACTATGAGAGTATTTTGGTTTCAACACGCAGGGATGAAAAGACCTTGTGTTGTTGACGTAATCGATTAAACTTTGTTAAATAAATATTCGAAAGGTTAGTAGAATATGCTATCGACCAAGTATCGACTTCGACTTGAATTTATTTGTAAGTGTATTGCTAGTGGTGAGGAAGTAAAACTAGATGATATGGTCTGGGCACAGAAACTTGCTAAGGCAAATACATCTGCTAATGAGATGTTAAAGAAAGCAAGACGACAATCTTCTCAGGACATTGAAGAAGGTAGTACCGATGATTTTTTGAATAGGATGGGTTTAGGAGACCCCGATCCATCCAATCATAAAACGGGGTTCAGTAGTGCTGATGATATCAAGGACTGGTTTAAACAAGACAAACCTAAGGATTGGAGACAGAGGGACTAATGCAATCAGTAATCTATTCGAATAAAAGTCAAGAGTGTGAGAGAGCTATCATGCTTCTCTCAAATGTCCATGAGGATTTTCATGAGTATATCCTAGATGAAGACTTTACTGACAAACAATTTCATGCAGAGTTCGGTGATACAGCAGAGTATCCACAGATTTCTATTGGACTGAATCATAGAGGTGGGTTGAAAGAAACCCTTCAGTTCATGAAAGATAACAATATGTTCTAACCTTGACATAAATAGTGTAGAAGTGTTATAATAACACTGTCGTTCATCTAGGAAACTAGACGCAAGTAAGTTGACTCGGAACGGAGCGTTCATCCTATGGTTGATTTCTTTTTATATACAACACTCAGTTGTTCTGACGCCGATAGTATTATGCTACGGATGAGGAGTAACGAAGATCTTAACGCTCAAGTTAGGATTGAGTTGGTAGAGGTTCTAAAAGAATCTACACCAGAGTGTCCATGGGACGCAAAAGGCAACTGAAGGAACGGGGCCTAAAAATCCAACTACTTCAGGAGTATCAAATGAAAGTCACGTATCGTGGCGTGTCATACGACACAGTTGAGTATCAGAACAGACCCCAAGTTACCAAAAGAGTAACTGAAGTTTATCGTGGTATCAACCACACCGAAACTGTAAAAGTGGAGGTATCAAAATGAATGTACTTGCCATCGAGCAAAAAAAGATTCTCAAGAAAAAAGCTATCAAGGTAGCCCAACTTGAGTTGACCAAGAAGACACTTGTTTGTTCTAACAACAAGTGATATAATTAAGGGAGGTAATACTCCCTTTTTTAATGGAAAAAGATAAACTCAAACTAATAACCAGAAACCTAAGACTGTTAGTTGATGCACTGGAGTCTGAAGTTTATTCTGATGTAAAGGCTTATACTGAACGAATGGAAGAGACACTCCCTCCTCTCCCAGATTATGATGAGGTATTTGAAGATGACGAGTGATTGGAGATACACTGGCGAGAGATTGAAACTTAGAGGGGTTTGTCTGTCGATTCTTCTAAATAAGTATGGTGGAGCAAGGATTGAAGAAGCCTCCTACTCAACCAAAGATATTTACGAATGTGTTGATACCTGGATCAGTCAAGGGAATAAAATTTCCCATGGTATCGAACCTTACTTCAAAACTTATTTTTCTAATTTAAACAGCACTTAATGTACACTCTGAATATTTACGAAAAGGCTCTAAGAAACTTTGGTATACAAGTTGAATTTATCTGTGCTAGCGAAATGGCTGGGAAACTCACCGCAGAGCAAGCCCACCAAAGAGTTAAAGCTGAATACAAACAGCTCAAACAAATTAGAAAATCCCAAGACAAGGATTTGTAGTAAGTGTAATTCTGAATATCCATTAGACTTAGATCACTTCCAACATGTAAGTGGGTTTAAGTATAAGTATTCTTTTTATTGTAACAATTGTGACTCGAATGGAAAAATCCCCAATGGACCAAAACGAAAAGATGAAACCCGGAGCTAAGTTAGTATCGGTTACACCTGATGCTGAAAAACATATAGCATTCTGTGCTAGGGTGAGTAATCCAAACAACCAGGACAACGAAAAGTTTTCTGGCCTACTAAAGTATTGTATCAAACACCAACACTGGAGTATCTTTGAACAGGCGTTCATGACTCTAGAGATCACAACTAACAGGGGTATCGCAGCTCAAATCCTGCGCCACCGTTCGTTCACTTTCCAGGAGTTTTCACAGAGGTATGCCTCTACAAATTTCCTAGGTGAGATTGAACTGCCTGAACTTCGTCGTCAGGATGATAAGAATAGACAGAATAGTATTGATGATCTTGATCCTGAACTTATTGATAAACTTGAGAGACAGATGGTAACTCTCTTCAGTTCTGCCAACTCCCTGTATCAACAGATGTTGTCAGCAGGTGTGGCTAAGGAGTGTGCACGATTTGTGTTACCTCTTGCAACACCAACTAGAATCTACATGACAGGATCAATTCGCAGTTGGTTACACTATATTGATCTGAGATCTTCTAACGGAACTCAGAAAGAACATATGGATATTGCAAACAACTGTAAAGAAATCTTTGTAGAACAGTTCCCATCTATCGCAGAAGCGATGGAATGGGACGTATAAATACAAAACCTCGGGAGTTATTATGGCGAAATATGACGTAATCAATACAGATACTGGGGAAACTAAGATCATTGATGTTAGTGTCCATGAGATTACACAGTGGTATGAAGACAATCCTGAATGGAAAAGGGATTGGTCTCAAGGAGCAGCACCATCGATTGGTATGGTTGGAGAAGTTTATGATAAACTGAAGAAGACCCATCCAGGTTGGAATGATGTTCTTCACAAGGCATCCAAAGCTCCTAAGTCAATTGTTAAACCTATTTGAATCACATGCCTAGAAAGAGTAAGTCCGGTATTGGTACGAACCCTGTTCCCTTTGGTACAAGTAATAGGGCAATGAAAAGAAAGAAACCAATCAATTTAGATTACATTAAAAAGATTGATCCTCTCACTGAGAACCAACAAAAGTTCTTCGAAGAGTATGGGAAAGATCAGAACTTGGTTGCATATGGTGTGGCTGGTACAGGTAAAACCTTTATCACCCTCTACAACGCTCTTCTGGATGTCCTAGATCCTAAGACACCTTACGACAAGATCTACATCGTCAGGTCTCTTGTGGCTACCCGAGAGATTGGGTTCCTTCCTGGCGATCATGAAGATAAATCATCTTTGTATCAGATCCCGTACAAGAACATGGTAAAATACATGTTCGAGATGCCAGATGACAACTCCTTTGAAATGTTGTATGCTAACCTCAAGGCACAAGGAACTATTAGTTTCTGGAGTACATCATTCATTCGTGGTACCACGTTTGATAATGCCATCTTGATTATTGACGAGTTCCAGAACTTGAATTTTCACGAGCTCGACAGTATAATTACTAGGGTAGGTGAGAGTTCTAAGATCTTCTTCTGTGGAGATGCCACTCAGTCTGACTTGACTAAGACAGCTGAGAAGAATGGTATTGTTGACTTCATGTCTATCATCAAGAACATGCCTTCGTTTGCTACGATTGAGTTCCAGGCAGAAGACATCTGTAGAAGTGGATTGGTTAAGGAATACATCATTGCAAAACTTGAATTAGGTCTTTAATGTTTACACATAGTGATGTACCTTTCGTTCCCATTGAACGAGAGACGATTGATGGAGTTCGTTACTACAAAGTATTTGGAACAGAAGAACTAGTAAAGATGCCTTCGATCACTTCTGTGATTAGTTGGAGGAATCGTAACAAGTTTAAGAAGTGGAGAGCAAAAGTAGGTGAAGAAGTTGCCAACAACATCACTCGTAAAGCCACACATCGTGGTACTGATGCTCATACGTTGATTGAAGAGTATCTGAATAACTCGGAGACTTTCTCTGATGTTCTTCCTCTATCTCAGTTCCTATTCAAACAGGCTAAACCTGAACTGAATAAGATTGATAACATCCTTTGTCAAGAGACGGCACTCTATAGCACCCAACTTGGTATTGCTGGTAGTGTTGATTGTATCGCTGAGTTTGATGGCGAGTTGGCAGTTATTGACTTTAAGACATCAGCTAAACCCAAACCACGGGAGTGGATTGAAGATTACTTTGTCCAGTGTGCAGCATACGCTTGTATGTTGTATGAGATGAAGGGTATAATGGTTAAGAAGTTTGTCATTATCATGACATGTGAAGACGGTGAATGTGTAGTCTATGAAGAACGAGACAAGAAAAAGTACATCAACCTTCTCTCCGAGTATATTAGAGAGTTTGTTGAATCTAAATTACAGGAATATGCTTAATCCTGAAGAGAAGAAACTAAACGAAATCTTTGAGAGCAAGTTCTATTGTCCTCAGAGATTTGCCGAAGAGATCGAGAAGTTAGTTCACAACTCAAAGGAGATGAAGTATGTTGATGCTATCATTCACTTTTGTGAAGAGAACAACTTGGATGTTGAGTCAGTTCCCAAACTGATATCCAAACCATTGAAAGAGAAGATCAAGGTGGAAGCCATGGAAAACAATCTTCTCAAGCGTACATCACATGCTAAACTCCCATTATGATTCCTAAAGTGACAGACTACGAAGTTTATAAAACATACCTTGGTATATCAAGACACTTTACAAGTGAGTCTTATGACTATCAAAAGTATCAAGGTAAAGTGAGATGTAGTCTGAATAGCTTTTACAAAAACAAACAGAGGTTCTGGTTCGAGAAACTCTCTAGGAAGTATGATGATCAGGAGATAAAAGAATTATTCATCTCCAACTATGCCTTGTCTGATGATAACTCTAAGATTTGGATTGGTAACTTGGTAAGAGAAGGTGAGACTCTCTATCAAGAGTGGAAGAAACAACAACAAAGTATGAGTTATCTTTTCAGAGAGGAGTGTGAAAAGATATTTGATGACAATAAGATTGATGATGTGTTTGATTGTACTAAGGGACATCCAATTATTCTGAAGAAACACCTTAGTAAGGAAGTCTCTCTTGAAACTTTGATTATCTGTGATAGAATACTTTCATATAAGAACAGGTTTGATGGTTCTCTCAAAGATCCTGTATGGGAATCAGTGAGTATGAAGATGAAAAAGTACTCACCATTTATGAATATAGATACATTTAAGTACAAAAAGATTTTAAAAGAAGTTGTATTAGGAAGATGAGTTTTTTCAATTCAGAGTTTGTTCAGGAAGAATTAAAAGAGATCTCTACCCTACAAGAAGAGATCTATGAGAAAATGTATGCCTTCTCTGATATGAATAGAGAAGATAAACTCTATCACGTTGAAGTATTGGAAAAACTTCTGACTAAACAAAGGATCCTATATACTAGGATGAGTCTGTCAGATGATCCTGATGCAAAGAGCATGAAGGAAACCATCATGAGTCAGGCAGTGATGTTGGGATTCCCACCTAACACAGACATTTCATATGTGTTTGCTAACATGACAGGTATTATTACCAACATGAAAAAGGCAATCGCTGAAAGTTAGACTATAATAATACTGGGCTGGACGATCCCTAAGCTAAGTCACACAAGCCAAATACAAAACATACGAGGTACAAAATGGGTTTCGGAGACCTAAAGAAGCAGTCTTCTCTTGGTAGTCTTACTGCCAAACTTGTTAAAGAAGTAGAGAAGCAAAATGGAGGTGGCCAAGGCGGAGCTGATGAACGCCTATGGAAACCAGTCATGGATAAGAGTGGTAACGGTTATGCCGTCATTCGATTCCTCCCAGCACCTGATGGAGAAGATCTCCCTTGGGCAAAGATGTTCTCTCATGCCTTCCAAGGAAACGGTGGATGGTATATTGAGAACTCACTCACGACTATCGGACAGAAAGACCCTCTGGGTGAACTGAACCGTGAACTGTGGAACAGTGGTAATGATGCTGATAAGGATACAGTCCGTAAACAGAAACGTAAGCTTTCTTTTTACGCTAACATCTATGTTGTAAAGGATCCTGCTAATCCTCAGAACGAGGGTGGAGTATTCCTCTATAAGTTTGGTAAGAAGATCTTTGATAAGATCATGGAAGCAATGCAACCTGAGTTTGAAGATGAAGAGGCAATCAATCCCTTCGACTTCTGGCAAGGAGCAAACTTCAAACTGAAACTGAAGAAGGTTGCTGGTTATTGGAACTATGATTCCAGTGAGTTCGCAAACGTTGGTCCACTCTTGGACGACGATGATGCTATGGAAGCCATCTGGAAGAAAGAGTATTCACTTTCTGCCTTGGTTGCACCAGATCAATTTAAATCCTATGATGATCTGAAGAAACGTCTTGATAATGTATTAGGTACAACTTCAACACGTCAAGCAGCACAAGAAACACAGTATGATAACTACCAAGCAACAGAACAGAAGCGAGTCACAGAAGAGGAGGTCATGCAGAAGCTTGAAGACTCTTATCAGGCAGCCAAGTCAACACCCACTGCTAGTGTCAGCGATACTAGTAACGGAGATGACGAGGAAGATCCTATGAGTTACTTCTCTAAGTTAGCTGATAGTTAAACCAAAATCAACTATTGATTTCATTTACCTAGGATAAAAAATCCTGGGTATTTTTTTGCCCTATTACTTTTTTTATTGATACAATCTGATGTTGTCACCACGGACAAGTGACCTACCGATGTATTGAGTACTGCCTTCCTTATATGGCATCAGTGTTTCAATCTCATTAAGAATGACAGGAAGATACTCTGCTTTGAGTAGGAAGATATTTGATTTATCATCTCTGACCTTATCCTCATAGACAAGATTAGATACTTCTCCTGTTATGTTATTTGCAATAACCTCCTTACTTGTTCCACTATCAAAGTAAGTGATTGAGAAATCTTGTGGTACTTCTAACCCTCTAGGAACAATCACATTCTTTTTAGTATCAAGAACTTCTATTGTTTCATAGTGATGAACACCATACATGTTTTCATATGAACCATACTTATTCAACAGGTAGTTGTTGTATGAGTTCTGATCCAGTGGCCACTCAGATTCATAATGAATAATATTGTTGGACAATAATACCAACCAATCTAGATTGGGGTCTTCATATACCTTATAAGCTACACTGTCAGGTCTATCATCATTCTCAATCTTATATTTGGTGAAGAATGTGAGGTCTTCAAAAATCTCATCAGAAAGTTTTACTCTCTTAAAGAGGTTCTTTGTTTGAACATAATCTGAGATAGCCTTAGCACCAGGAAGACGACTTACATATTCAAAGTCTGGTACATATTTGAAATACTTCTTTCTAGACATTAGAATCCTGTGCCTCCAGCTTGTAGATGGTGATCAGCGTAAATTG